GCCAAGGAGAGGTTGCTGTACTGAGGTGGCGTTTCATTTGCGATTGTTTCGTTGACGTAGACAATCTCGTGTTCTGGGCTGCTCTCGTTGCTTTTGCTAAGTAGGGAGTTGTAGAAACTAAGGTCGGCAACCTGGCTATTGGCCTCAAAGATACGTTCGGCGGTACGAGATTCGGGGATGTTTACTGTTTGGATGCCGAGCGTGCGCAGGCGAACGCCAACGTCTGTGCCAGACTTTCTGAAAGGGTTGTCGCTGCTTACTGTTGCGGTAATAGTCACGTATTCACCTTTACTCCATGTGCCCTCAGTCCCTTCTGGCACAACGGTGTAGGTAACATCTTCCCAAGATTTTTTTTGACCCGGATACTTCTTAAGGCTGTTTCCTTCGCGAGCTTTGACTACGCCTTGTACGCTAATTTCAATTGCATTACCTGCTTCTGAAATTCCTGAAATAATAGCTGAGTTTGCATCGCCGATAGCGTACTGCTCTTGATTCCCAAGGATTTCGTATTCCCAACCAGACTGACGGCCTTTTGCCCCAATGTTTTGACTGGTGTCTTTGACTTGCAGCCGGACGCCACATGTAGTCAGCCCGTAGGGTTGAGCGCGAGGGTTATCAGGCGATACGTCCAGCTGAACGTTGAAAATTTGTGAGGTGTTAAAACCGCCGCTGCTGCTTTCTACTTTGATGCTTTGGAAGCTCCATGCGCGGAAGGCTGGGAAAAATGGGTGGTCGTCTGCGTATTTATCGTTGACGATTCCAGTGAACAAGATGGTTGCGGATCTGCCATCATTCAGATCTACTGTTCGGCGGTAGGTGCGGACTAAGCCAACCTGAGATGCTTGGCAGAAAAACTCGTAGTAGGTTGCGCCAGCTCGGCCGGTGCTTACTCCGTCAGGTAGCCAGTCAAAAAATGCGACTTCAGTGATCGTGGCATCTGCGCCTTCAATGTCTGGGACGTAGTTCTCAATTTCAACCGAACTTGGAATTGTTGCGTCGATCTGCTCCTCCGTCACTCTGGCGTCGGTGGCCATCTGACGGTTAAACTTGACCGACCCAGCGGTCGTGTATTCGCCGACTGTATTGAGCGTAAAAGTTCCGTATGGGGTTTGATACTGTTCGCCGATTGGGCCGCCGTTTTTGGCGTTTAGCAGCAAGAGTCGGTCTTCGTCATTGAAACGTCTTGCGGTGTCTGCGCCGGGGTTTGGTACAAATCTATATTCAAACTGCGCTTGCTCTGGATGCACTAGTCGTAAGTAGTTGAACTGGTCCTGCGGGATGCGGCCGCTGATACAAAATGTTTGCCCGAGTGGTTCCCAGGCATACTCGTTGCCTTGAGCATCGGTGCCAGCTGGGCGGAGAAATAGAGCAAATGCCGAGGTGCGGCGCATGTAGTTGCTCATCGTGCCGCTTTGAAGTGACACTTGATTTGCTTCTGCACGGCGCAGTTCTTTCGGGCTCGGTAGAGATGCAAAATTGCAAAGGCCGTTTGACTTCTGCCAGACCTGACTGCGAATGCCGATTTCGGTGCTATCGCATGCACGGTTGTTGCGAACTACGCCGATTGCGAAACGCAGCACTGGGTAAAAGTTTGTACCTGCGTTCAGTCCCAGGCCATCGCGTGCATTGGTTTTGCCGTTGTCGTCGTTGTAGATACCGCGTCGGATCATGCGCGGGCTGATCAGACCGATTGATGCGCTAAGTGGTCCTTTACCAAAAATTTCAATGCAGCGAAGCGTGATCTCTTGCTGTTCGCCGTCATCCCTGCCACGGAAAATATCCAGTGCTCTGTTTTCGACTACCCAGACAGTACGGCCGATCATAAAAGTTTCGCCGATCTGCATCGCGTCGTCGGCTTCCTTTTGCCCTTCAAATACTTCTGTATTGATATCGTCTACCTGTGTGCTTTTTGTTTGCTTGAAGTAATAGGTATTGGTTGATAGCCGCCCTTTCTCGATACGAAAAACTGCTCGATCGCCGACAGCAACCTGACGGACTTCTGTTTCGCCGCTGGTTACTTTTGCCCCGTTGATTGAGATGATTCCCATGCGACGGCCGTAGTTTCGACCAACTCCTTTCTGGCCTGACTTGAGCACCTCTACCCATTTGGGTGTACTGCCGTCTCCAGTAAGTCCATAGTCGCCCGCGATTTTGATGCGCTCCAGCAGCAGAGCGCGGCCTGGGTCGTTGTCTGGGTCATCCCTGTTATTGCCTTCTAAAACTGGAACAGCAATTACTTTCCAGTTGACTCGATAGTTGGTGCCGTTGGCAATCGCCGAATAGACGCCAAATTGTGTCGTGCTACTTGGTGTATAGGCTTGACAGAAGCCAGTGTCTTGAGCTGCGTTACGAGTCGGGCACAAGTACACATCATCTGCTTGTTCGATGTCACCAGAATCTGCACTTCCTCTAGTGCCATAAAGAAGGTTGCTGCCTTTTACGCGAGCAAAGCTGTTTGAGTTGCGCTTCCAGTAAAAAGCAAAGGTGTGGTCGAAAACTGCATCCAGCGGTGTAGTACCAAGGAAAATGCCGGTTAGATCTGGTGCCTTGATGCCTTCGCCTAGTCCTTGCTCACCGACAACGAACAAAAGCTTTACGGATTGCTGAGAGCCGAGGCTGAAAGCGCGGGACCAAACCAGCCTGGGCGCCACAAGCATTCCACCTGTTGTGCCGGTGTATTTGCCGAAAATGATGGGGATTGGATCGCCGTAATTTGCCAGCTCGGCAATCGAATCAAAGCCGCTGGTGGCAAGGAAACGATCGCTGCCTTTACGTCCGCGTAGCTGTCGCTGTCTAGTTTCTCGTACTTCAGATGGAGCTTTCGGTTTAGGCGTCAGCAAATAGCTGACTGCTGTAAAAGCAAGACCAATTGCAAGATTAACAAGAATACCAGTTGTTACTGGATCACAAACAATATCAGGGATATTGTCGTAGGCAGCCGGGCGGACTGCGGCGCGGCGGGCTGCTTCGTAGGTGAATTTTCGGTACTCTTCTTCTGTGCAACCAATAATTGTGATTAACTGCTTTTCATACGGAAGCAGCGGTACGCGCTTAACTGACGGAGCGAACACCAGCTCACCTTTTGCAGCTCGGTGTTGATGTAAAGAACCCCGCTCAGCCATACGACGGCAAATGCCCAAGTGCCTTGGGTCATCAACAACACGTCTCCATCGTACTCAGGACGATCAACCCTCACGCCCCAGCGCAGTAGATCGCGCAAAACCTTGTAGCTGGAAGCGCTGTACCAGTCCTCGTTGAATTCAGGCCTAGCAATGTCTAGGCGTTCCAGCACTGTGTAAACAAGATGTATGCAGTCGATCTCGCCGTCGCTGCCGTCCGCGCCAAGCCTGTATCGCAGTCCGACAAGATCAGCGCAGTCGGACATTTGCCGAGGTTGGGATGTTGCCAATCAATGATTGCGTCAGGCGGCGCAGAGGCACGTCCGAGCCAACAGCGTCCAAAATCGTATTCAGGCTCAGCGTCAAGCTGGTTTCATCCCATTGGCCGGCTGCAACTTCGCCGTTGTACTCGTGCATCAAGGTGCCGACGCTGGTGTCTTCTGGGGCAAGTGCCATCACATAAACGCGGGCGAGCCAGCGCTGTTGCACTGCAGTCAATGCCCAAGCCCTGGTCAACTCGTTGTTTGGGAAAACCAAGGTGGCCTCGGTGTTGTCACCGCTTCGGTTGACGGTTACGCCACTGAAGCCGTAAGGCACAAAGGTGTACTCGTCGCCCTGGAAGGTGGACGTGGACTGGATAAAGAAGTTTTGGAAATAAAAGCTGGACGTTCCTTTTTGGTTTTGAAGGCGCAGGTAGTTGCCAAGTGCGATCTCCATCAGATTCCAAGCCTCCGGCGGGTGGTGACTGATTGCTGCAGGCGGCGCAGTGCCAGCTGCTGGCCACGTTCAGCTCCTTGGCTAGCAGCTTGCTGCAGGCCGGCTTGGAACTCTTGGTTGGTGACGTAATCCACGTTGTTGATGCGTTCGACGTTGTAGCGGACATCAATCGCCGAAACCCCTCCAGCAGAGGATGACCCTGCCGCAGCTTCCCCGCCTTCAGCGGCTGCCGCAGCGCTGCCTGGCACCGGCTTGTAACGCTTAAGGGCGCCATCGAGCCTTGCTGCAACACCAAGTTTTCCGTCAAGACCACGCTTGAGAGGCATGATTGCCTCTGGGCCGGCTTCGCCCATGACGCCTGTATTTACGGCGCCACCATCCGCAAACTTAAAGAAAGTTGGCTTGGTGACGATGCCACCCATCGCGTAAGGCTTTGCAAAATCAGACTGACCTCCAGTGAAATACGCACCTTTCGCTGCAAACGGAGAAGTTGAAAACACTGAAGTGGGAAGATCAGTAAAGCCTTCCTGCAGCGCTGGCCCTTGATTACCGCGAAGGCCAGCAAAGCCTCTTGCAATTCCAATAGCAACGTATGTTGCGATCAACTTTGCGCCCTCCTGAAGCAA